ATATATAGAGAGAGAGAGTATGAAAAAAATATCCCTTATATCCCTTATGATAACTTTCTTAATGATACCAATACTTTATTGAGGGGTATGATAAAAATAATCGTCCTAAAATCTAACTCTGATACTTATAATCTGTTGATATTAAAAGGAAAAATTAATCCCTAATATAAAATTGATGATATAGATAAATTGGAGGATATTATGAAATATAGTGTTGGAAATTATTTTGCAGATACAAAAGTGTTTGGAAAGTTTAGATATTTTAAAGACTTATATGAGGATTATGTGAATTATTGTAATAAGAAATCTTATCCTATTGTTGGTAGCGATGAGTTTATTGATAATATTAAAGAGTATGGAATTGTTGTTAAGATAATAGGAGGGCTGTTAGTAATGGTTTATTTACCCGATTATGAAAAAATTAAACCTGATAATGTAAATCAACCTAATCATTATCAAATTGGAAACACTGGATTAGAATGTAAAGACTTTATAAGTGCTTGGGTTGGAAAAGGAAATTATGGAGTATTTTGTTTCTGTAACATTATGAAATACCTTGTAAGAGCAGAAAAGAAAAATAAGTTGGAAGACTATAAAAAAGCACTTAAATATTTGGATATGATTATTGAGTCAGGAGCAGACACAATTGTATTGGATATAGCGGATATAGGAATAGAAGACAGAACAAAAGAGTATGTTGGTGTGGAATGGAATGATATTATTTTAGAAATAACTAAGGGTTTGAGTGCTAGACAAGCATTATCATTGGATAGTGTATTTAGAGCCTTAGCAGATGAGAACTATCATTTATGTAGAATTAGATTGGCAGATTTTATAGATATGTATAAGGATACTATGCCCGATACTATGTCTTGTAGACCACCTGTACCAGCTAAATAAATAAATAGATAAATAGGGAGGATATAAAATGTTAGAACTAGATGTAAAAGTGATAGATAGTAAGTGGAGTGTGGCTAAATTTACTAAGATTGAGAATATAAAAGATAGTAATTATGTTGAGTGGAGTGATGGAGAAACTAGATTTTATACTAATATTATATGTATAAACAAACAAGACCCTCACAAACCATTCGTTGTCTACAATAAAGATATAAATATATTGACATCATTGGTTGCTGTGATAAACAGAGAGCCTATGGTTTGGAGAGCAAGATGTGGAAAACGTTACTATTATATTGATAGCTTTGGAGATATGGATACTGCTGTTGATGTGTATTCTACCAGTGACGACACTAGATACAATTTAGGTAATTACTTTGAAACTGAAATTGAAGCTAAGAGAGTTTTGGATAGTAAAGAATGGAGAGAGTTTTGGAGAAAAATTAGAGGAGGAAAGATTGGAAATGAATAAAATGATATTAAGTTTTATAAATAAATTTATGGTAGAACATCAAGATGAAATAGTTGAAGTAATAACAAATCCTGATGGAGATTTATCTAAACAATGGATAGAGCAAGGTAATTCTGTTAAAGAGTATTTAGGACAAGAAAAGAATTAAAACGTTAAATTTGGCTATGCTATGACTTTTAAATGGAGGTATATGAGTTAATTGATGGAGGTATAAATATGAAAGTTGAATTTGATTTTAAAAAAGCAGAGAAATTGATATTAGAGCATAAAGTTGATGATATGACAGTAAGTGAATACAGTCATTTAAAAACACATAGTGGTAAGTTTGAGGATTATCATTTTGTTAAAAAAAGACCTGCTATTGAAAAATACAGTTGGATAGATAATAGATAAGTTGTTAAACATTAAGGAGGGTATAAAGATGATTAAGTATATTTTAGAAGTACAAACAAAAGATAGAAGTTTTAAGGCATATTTATTTAGAAAAGATTATTTGAATGAGAATGAAGTTGAAGAAGAAAAGATAAGATTTTGTAAGGAACTTAGAGAGGATTACAAAAAAGCCAATAGTAATATTGAGATTATTGAAAGTAGAATAAGAGTTGATGAGTAATGATGACTATATTGTTGATATTATCTGTATTGTATGTGTTAAGTTTGGCATTAAAAGCTGAGTGTGAAAAATACGAGGAGAATAAGAAAATGAATAGATGTGAAACAAATAATAAATGTGAAACAAATGATAGATGTGGAACAAATAATAAACCTGAGAATTTTACTGATTTACTAAATTTACAAAAAGAATTAGATAAAAAGATAATCAATTATAGACCTAGAAAACTAAAAGACATTAAGAAAAGTTTGATAGCTGAGTGTATAGAGTTTGACGAAGAAACCGTTGATAGTCATAAGACTTGGAAAACTAATAAAAGATATAAAGAAAAAGAACTTGAAGAACTAACAGATATATGGTTTTTTGTAGCACAACTGATTAATTATGCTTGTGATATTGGAGATGTGACTATAACCGAAGTGAGAAATTTAGATGTATTCTTTAAAACAGAGGATTATACTTATTTTGGAGATACAGATGTTTTAACTATTATAAATGATGTAAGAACACCTAGGTTTACTTATGAGTTTTTAAGAGAGTTGGTACGTGACTTAAAGTGTTTGAGTCTGAATTATGGTTATAAACACAATGATATATTAGATTGCTATTGGAATAAATGGAACAAAAATATCAACAGAATTAATAGTGAGTGGAACTAAGGAGGGTATAATGGAACAAAAGACTGTGTTTAAAAAAATGGAAGACATATTATATGCTTATCCTAAGTATCAAAACAGAATGAGAGAAGAACAGAAACATCTAACTAACATAGAGTTGGAGAAGTCTTATAGATTGAAAGAACTTAACAATCAAAATAGTTTTGAGTATAAGAGTGAATTAGAAAAACTTGAAGAAGCAAGAGATAGAATATATCAGAATATTCAACGTTATGAAGAAATTTTATTTAGAATTAATGAAGCACTAGATATGGTGAAAGGACACAAATATTATGATTTTATCCCTATGAAATATTTTAGTAAGATGAGTTATGAAGCAATAGCAGAGAAGTTTGACATTAATGTTAGTAGTGTGTATAAAGCTAAGAATAAAATATTAGGTTCGTTGGAGATACATTTCTTAGCACAGAAATTGATTTGCTATTGAGTAGGTATTGACAAAATATTAAAAAAGGAGAAAACAGGGAGAATTTAGGGATATTGTAGGGAGAATTTTTATGTGGTACTATAGTATCATAGGAAGTTTGTAAAAGTTCTACTGAGTGCATTTTTTACTTTTCTCTTTGTTTAATTATATCCTTTTAAAGAAGTTGTTGAGGGCAACTATAAAACCCTCTTTTTTATTTACTATGAATTTATTGTTTATGGATTTATTTACTATGAATTGACAAGGAGATGATTAATATGTTGATGACAACGTGTGCTAGATGTGGAAAAAAGAAACCAATCAAAACTAAATGTGAATGTAGTAAAGATAGACATAGATTGTACGATAGAGAGTACAGAGATAAAGACAGTGCGGAGTTTTATAACAGTAAACAGTGGAAGTCTTTAAGGAATATATGTAAGGCTAAAGCAAAAGGATTAGACATATATGAATTGATGGTTAATCATAATTATGTTGTTGGTACTCTATCACATCACATTGAAGAAGTGAAAGATAATAAATCAAGAGCATTAGATATTAATAATTTGATATGGATAAGTGAAAAGACTCACAATTATATCCACGCTCAATATGATAAGAGTAAAAAAGATAAACTAGATATGCAAAAGAGATTGTTTGATATAATAAACAAATATTACAATAACGAAAGTATCGTATTTAGTTTAATAGCGGGGGGTATTGATTAAAGTTTTTACATTATGTTCCAATACCGCAACTTTCCTATTTCTTAGAGAAATTGCCAACATATAGGATTTACGTGTAAAGGTATTTTACTTGACAGGAGGTGTAAGATGAGTAGAAGAAAAATTATAGATATTAGTACAGGAAAAATAGGTAAAGAAAAGATACAAGCTAGAAAAGAAGCAGAAAAAAAATTAAAAGCAAATAGAGATGACTTAATTGCACCTGAGTGGTTGACTGAGAACGCTAAGAGTGAATTTGATAGAGTCGTTAGTGAATGTGACAAGATTAATATTTTAGATAATTTAGATTTAGGTGTACTTGCTATATATTGTAACGCATATGATGGTTACATAGAAACAACTAAGAAACTCGAAGTTGAGGGTTTGGTTAAGAAGAAAATGACTAAAACTGGTGAATTAGAATTTATAAATCCATTAGTAAACGTGCAAGAGAAATATGTTAAATACATTATGCAATCGTCAGCTAAATTAGGTTTAGCAACAACTGATAGACTTAAATTGGTTGTCCCTGTTAAAGAAGAAAAACCTGAAAATAAATTTATCACAATGCTAAAGGAAAGACAAGCATAACCTTATGGCTAAGGATAGAACGACTGCTTATGCTAAATTAGTTGTAAGTGGTAAGAAAATAACAGGGAGAAAAGAGTATTTAGCTTGTAAAAGACACCTTGACGACCTTAAAAATAAGAAATTTGAATATAAATTTGATGTTGAAGACGCAGAGTTTGCTATAGATTTTGCTAATAGGTTAACAATGAAAGATGGTAAACAATTAAAGACAAGGGGTTTTCAAGAGTTTATTATAGGAAGTTTGCACGGGTGGAAAAAGAAAAAAACTGGAGATAGACGTTTTAGAGAGGCTTATTTACAGGTTGGTAGAAGAAATGGTAAGAGTTTTTTAAGTGGAATTGAAAGTACATTGTTTAGTACGATGATTGGTGTTAAAGAACGTATATTTTGTGCGGCGACTAAACAAGACCAAGCCAATATCGTATGGGACGAAGTAAGGAATTTCATTGAAAGTGATAGAGAGTTGACTGAATTATATGTCGTTAAAGAACACGATAGAACGATTAAGAGTTCAGTTACAGGTAGTGTTATAAAAGCATTATCTAAAGATACAAAAGGAATGGACGGGTTTGGTAATGTACTTGCAATATGCGATGAGTTACACGCTCACCCAAACAACCAAATATATAAATTGCTATTTGACGGACAAGCTGACGTTGATAATGCTTTAACTTTGGCTATAACTACAGCAGGATTTAACCTGAATAGTTTTTGCTACGAGCATTATAAATTTTGTGAAAAGATTTTAGAGGGTGTTATTGAAAAAGACACTCTTTTTATTTTTATCTGTGAAATGGACACCGATGATGATATATGGGATTGGAAAAACTGGTTAAAATCTAATCCATATTTCCTGTATGAAGAAGACGGTGTAACACCAAATAAAAAGAAAATAGATTTATTCAAGCAAAAAGCAATAGACGCTAAAGAAAAAGGCGGTGCTGAGTTAGTAAATTTCCTAACAAAACAATTAAATCGTTGGGTGACAACAGGCTCAGGACAATATATAAATCTCGAAAAACTAAAAGAATGTGAAAGCGATTTGACACTTGAAGATATGAAAGGGAAAAGTGCTTATTTAGGTTTTGACTTATCTAAAGGTGGAGATTTAACAAGTATCTCATTAGTTTTTCCACTTGAAAACGAAAAGATTTATGTGTATAGCCATTCTTTTATGCCTGAATTGAGGTTAGAAGAACACAAAAAAACTGATGATGTGCCTTATCAAATATGGGTTAAAAAAGGTTTGTTAACTTTGACTACTGGTGCTTTTGGAATGAAAACAGATTATAAGTACATTATATCTCATTTAAAAGAGATTATTGATAAATATGAGTTGAATATCCTTGAATGTGGGTATGACGCTCATAATGCAGGAAGTTTTTTAGCTGATTTAGACTTTTTAGGTTGTGATTTGACTGAGGTTAAACAATCAGCTAAGTCTTTAAATGACGCAACTGTTGATTTTGCTTTATCGGTTGAGGCATTACAAGTTATGTATGACAAGAAAAATGAATTGTTGAGGTGGAGTTTAGCAAATGCAACAACTACATCTAATAGTTTTGGTGAGAAAAAGATTGATAAACAATCACAAAAAAACAGAATTGACCCAGTGGACGCTGTGTTGGACGCTTGGAAAATAATGTTATTGAATAAAGAAGAAATTATAAATAATGACGAATTGGTTGACAATTGGTTGAAAGTATTTACGAAAGGAGGGTAGATGAAGAACATATTTAAGAGATTTTTTAATAAGAGTGAGAATACAACACCAATAAACACAATGAATTTCAAGGAATTTTTTGGAATAAATGTAAATGATGACTTATCTGAAATCACATATTATACCTGCTTGAAAGTTTTGAGTGAAAGTGTTGGTAAATTGTCAATTCACTTGAAAGATTATAAAAATAACAGGATAGTAGACCACGAGGCATTGCAAAAGTTAAAGTTTGCTCCTAACCCATTTATGACATCTACACCAATGATGACACTATTGGAAACGTGGAGAAACCATCACGGAAATGCTTATGCTTATTTGTCTTATGATAACAGTGGTAAATTGGTTGGTATTTATCCTATGCACCCTCAAAATGTGAGAATTTTGATTGATAACGCTAAATTATTTAGTGGAGAAGAAAAATTATATTACGAATATACTCACAATGGAAAACAGTATGTATTTGATAGTAAAAATGTATTGCATTTAAAAGGTGGGTTGAGTAAAGACGGAATAGTTGGAGTTAGTGTTAGAGAAACATTAGCAACTACATTGACTGGAGTAAAAGCAAGTCAAAAGTACCTGAATAATCTCTATGAACGTGGTTTAACTGCAAAAGCTGTTTTGAAATATACTGGAGATTTGAGTAAGGAAAATCAAAAGAAAATGCTGGACGCTATGCAAGAGTTTATAAATGCTAATTCCAATCCTAGTGGCATATTTCCATTGCCTTTGGGTATGGATTTAGTACCTCTTGATTTAAAACTAAGTGATACTCAGTTCTTTGAGTTAAAGAAGTACACTGCATTACAGATAGCAGGTGCTTTTGGAGTAAAACCCAATCATCTTAATGACTATGATAAATCAAGTTATTCTAACTCAGAAATGCAAAATTTAAGTTTTTATGTGGATACTCTACTTTATATTTTGAGTTTATATGAGGAGGAGTTTAACTTAAAACTCTTAACTGAAAAAGAGAGATTGAGTGGATTACATTTTGAGTTTAACGTTAGTAGCATTTTGAAAGGTGACTTAAAAACACAAGCTGAGTGCATTACTAAGTTTATTCAATCAGGAGTTTACACAATAAATGAAGCTAGAAACCTTGTAGGATTACCACCAGTAGATGGTGGAGATGTAATAGTTATGAATGGTAGTTATGTACCTTTGGAAAAATTAGGAATTGCATATGATAAAGGAGGTGGAAATGGATAAGAAGTGGTTAGAAATAAAGAATAAAGCAGATGTTACTGAAATTTATATCAATGGCGATATAGTTAGTGACAGTGATAATACTGGTTTTTATGAATTTTTTGATTTAAACAACCCAAATGTATATCCACTAGATGTTGCAAACGCTTTAAAAGAAGCAGGAGAAGTACACGTACATATCAATAGTTATGGTGGAGATGTATTTGCAGGATTGGCAATCTCAAATATGTTAAAAAATCATAAAGCTAAAACAGTTGCTTATGT